AAATCCACCTGATGATTTGATTCTACTATCTTTACTACGAATGTTAGACATTGATAATCCAATTCCCGCAGCGTCTGAAGAATAAGTTGAAATATCATTCAAGGTTTTCAATAGACCTTCTCTCGAGTCAGAGTTGTTATAATGTAACACACAAGACGCTAATTGAGGTACTCTTGTACCCGCATTAATCATAATAGGTGTTGCCTTTGATATACGTTGATTTGATAATGAGTTATAATATTCCACAGCCTCTTCATACGTGTTAGTTACCCATAGAGCAACTCTCATGTACATGTGTTGTGGTCTTTCAACAACTTTACCTTCAGGTGTCTTTAACAAGTACATTTCTTGTAATGACCTCCAAGCGAAATAATCGAAGTTATAATCATTTTCATGGTTAATAACCTCATCAATTTTACTCGGACCGTATTTTTCAATAATTGACATTAGTTCATCGTGTACAATACCATCAACGTGTAACGTATGCATTGTATTTGAGAAACTTGGGTCAGTTTCTTTGTGATAAGAAGAAATTGCAACTGAAGATGCAAGTCTTGAATAATCGTGGTGACTACCTGTATAAGCGGCCGCGATTTCATATACAAGTTTGTCTAACTCTTTAGTTGTTATAACACCTTCTGTAGGTACAGAAGTAATAACTTTAATAAAGATTTCGTCTGAATTTACAGTTAAACCTTTAGAAGCTCTTTTAATTCTGCTATATATTTTTTGTGGATTAAAGGACGCATCTTCCCCGCCCCTTTTTTTAATTTTTAGTGACATCATAAATTTAAAAATAGTAAATTAGAAATCAGAATCAAATGATAATGTTTCGTTTAGTTTCGCTTTTTGGTATTCCATTGTTCTTGATTCAAAGAAGTTACCCTTTGTTTCAACAGCAATTTGTTCCATAAACTTAAATGGTTGTTCAACGTTAAACTCTTTTTTACAACCAAATTTAACTAATAACCCATCGGTTACGAATTCAAGATATTGTTTCATTAAGTTTGAATTCATTCCGATAAGTGAAACAGGTAAAGATTCTGTGATGAACTCTTTTTCAATTTCAAGTGCAGATAGTAAGATTTCTTTAATTCTCTTCTCTGATGGTTTGTTCTCTAAGTGATTGTTAACTAAATGAATAGCAAAATCACAGTGTAGGTTTTCATCTTTAAAGATTAAAGAATTGGCGTTACATAACCCTTGCATGATTCCTCTTGATTTCAACCAAAAGATTGAACAGAATGAACCTGAGAAGAAGATACCTTCAACCGCTGCGAACGCTACTAATCTCTCTTGGAAAGATGCGTTTTCAATCCAATCAAGAGCCCATTTGGCTTTCTTTTGAACCGCAGGTAAGTTATCTAATGCAGTGAAGCATAGTTGTTTTTCTTTCTCGTCTGAGATATATGTGTCGATTAATAGAGAATACATTAAACTATGTATGTTCTCCATCATCAGTTGGAACCCGTAGAAGAATTTCGCCTCAGGATATTGTACTTCCTTTAAGAAATTCTCAGCAAGATTTTCGTTAACAATACCATCTGAAGCCGCGAAGAACGATAAGATGTTCTTAACGAAGTATTGTTCGTTTTCAGTAAGATTATTCCAATCTCTGATGTCATTACTTAAATCAACCTCTTCTGCCGTCCAAAACGCCGCTTGATGTTGTTTATAATATTCCCAAATGTCATCGTGTTCAATTGGAAAGATGACGAATCTGTTAGGATTCTCTACTAAAATTTTTTCCATAATTATTTTTTTGTTTTGTATTAAGATTGTTGTTTTTGTTCTTCTTTTTGTTTTCGTTTTTCCATCAACTCTTTTACCCTATCTCTCTTTCTCTCCTCTTGTTGTTCTTCGAAACCTAAGAACGTTACCGAACTCTCGGTATCAATTTCAAGTAACTCATTGTTAAATTTACAGTTCTCAAATACTACCCCATCTTTACCTAAACGTGATTTAGTAATGGCGATAGTTGCAAGGTTCATTTCTTTCTGTTGGAGTGTCTTAGCTACAGAGATGATTACGTGACCAACCTGAGCCTTTTTAATCGAGCCACCCATTTGGTCGGTTGTTACTACTTCAGCTGAAATAGAAGACCTATTACCCTGTGTGGCGGTCCATCCAACTAAGTCTAGTTCATGGCACATTGCTTCAAAACCTCTCATTACAGAACCTTCAGCTTTCCACTCATCTTTACTTGTAGATTCAGGAAGAACACAGTCGATATAATCTAACATAACCAAATCAATTTTGTTTCCATCAGCAATCATTTTTCTTACCTGATTTTTGATTTGATTCATAGTCATAGAGTCTGATGCTAATTTCTTAAGAACCAACTTGTTTGGCATACTCTCTTGGATTTCTGTAACTTTACTCATCACTTCTTCTTTGTTTTTAACCAAGTTATCGGGTTCGATACCTGTCCAAAGTGTGAAGTGTTTTCTTTGAATAATCTTAGGATTGTCTTCAAAAAATACTTGAAGGACATTGTACCCCAAGTTAAACGCAGTGTTCGCAATTTTGGTTAAGATAGTTGTCTTACCTACCCCTGTTGGAGCAAGGATAACACCAATCTCACCTTTAGCTAAACCACCCTTAAGTAGTCTATCAATACCAGGTATCCCCATTGGGATTGGGTGTCTGTAATCTTCGTCTAATACTGTATCCAAGTTAGCAAAGATATCCGTCTGTCCCTTGTCGATTTCACCGACTTGTAACGCGTTTCTCACTAATCCTTCTACTTTATCGTAAGACTCAAAATCACCTTCTGTAATAATTTTCTGAGCTTTGTCCATCGCCTTCTGAAGTTCTTGTTGTTTACAGAACTTTAAAGCTTTCTCCTGAACGAATACTGTACCTTCAAAAGGAGCATCTTTTACCTGTTTCAAGGTATCTAAGACCACTTTTGCAACGATTTCCTGTGAAATTTCTGACTTAACAATTTGGTCAAGAGTTTCGAAATTAGGCGTTGATTCATACTTTACATAGTATTCTTTTATCATCTGCAAGATGATTTTGAAGTACTTGTTGTCAAAGTACGATGACTCAATCACGTCCATAATAGACGATGAGAAGTCCTTATCAACTACTATTTGATTTAGTAATTGAATCTGAAATGTGTTACCTAAATAATCGAAATTTTTGTTCATATATTGTTTTAAAATTGTCCCCTGTATTATTAAATACTTACTTACTTAGGTCGAATTCCAAATATTCGTAAGTTAATTTGTTATTTGAAAAAATGTCAGTTAACTCACGAAGGACCTCTTTTAAAAATGGTCGTACGTCCACCGTATAACGAACTTTTGGCGGATAAAATTTTCCATCAAAAACTCTATGACAAATTGTCGTGTCTCCAACTTTAACATAAATGTTAAAAACTTCAGGACCATCTGTGTAAGATGTGTTCATAATTGATGGGTCATGCGCAATTGCGTCTTTGTTGTCCATCATGTAAATTACTGTCTTCATTTTCAAGGCATATTGTAATTCATCTTTTAAACTTAGAATGAAGTCATACAACTCCGTTGAGTTTCTCGCCTTTGGGTTATACCCTCTAACGTTAAAGAATCTTTGAACTACAATGTTGTCATTCAATGTCAAAAGGAATTCCATTTTTGTGCTGTCTTGCTCTCTCATGCGATTTAATTTTTGTTTGTGTTTCTTTTTTCTTTTCTTGTTAATTTCATAAATGGTCGAAGGAAGTTTACCCAAGCTTCGTCATTCTTGGGGAGGTATTTAAAGAGACCATCTTCCATCATAAGTCTCATTAAGTTTTTATATCCTCTATCTGTGGGGTCAATTGTGTCTGTCTGTATTTGTTCGACTAATTCTTTACCTTCATCGGTAATAAGTGGGTTCTCGAGGTCCACAATCTTCTTGTTTGTGTTATAGAACTCCTCACCAAGTATACCATTTTTTGTCTTACCAGTCAAAATATTCTCAAGAGCTTTCGGTTTTTTCTTTTGCTCGTTATTTCGTGCAATATCGAGTAATTTGTCGATAGTGCAGGGCATTTCCTGCAAATCAGGGAAGAATTTTAATAAAGTTTTTTCCCCTAATCCTTCAATACCATCGATATTGTCGGACTTGTCTCCTGTGAAAATTTTGGTAACCAATACATTGTAATGTGGTATCTCAACCTTGTTGATTGTTATCATATCTCCATTCTTAAAATACTGTTTTGAGATTGGAGAATATATGGTAACTCTTTCAGATATGAGTTGAGTTAAGTCTTTATCTGCTGAGAAGATTATTACGTCTTCATCCGTTGCGACTTTACAGTAGTGGGCAATCAGGTCATCAGCCTCGTTGTTAATCATCTCAACTTGGCGTACGAATATCTCCTCGAGGTATTGTTTAACTCGAGATTTTTGTTGAAGGTATGACTCGTACTTATACTCGTTCATATCCTGTCTTCTATTCGCCTTGTATTGTGGGTATATCGATTTCCTGATAGATGAGTTTGAGTCTCCGTCCCAAAAGACAACAACCTTATCCAAGTTGTGTTCTTCCAAGAACTTTCTTAAGATGTTGATGAAGTGGTAGATTCCACCTAAGTGGTCACCACCATCATACATCTCTCTTACTCCATGAAATCCTATTTTAAACAGATTATCTCCGTCTACTAATAATGTCTTAATCACTGGTGTGATTTAAAGGGTGAAACAATAATACTAATCTTCTTTTTCTTCTTTCAAATCGAAGTCACCATCAGTTCCGATGATGTCTTTCCAATAGTCTGCGTATTCTTTTTTGTATTTTTCCAACGAAGTTTTTTCTTCACTAGCTTCTTTACCTCCAATGAATCCGTGTGGTGTAACAATAATCTTTCCGTCGTCATAACCCAATCCATTGATGTGGTTCTTCATTACAGAAACTTTTGTTCTTGATGCGAATTTAATCGTTCTCTTATCTTTAGTTGCAGTGATTTTAGTTGTACCAGCACCTTTTTGGTTTCCAAATAAGAATACCAATGATGAGTTTAACCAAATGGCTTCACCACCTTTAGCTTTAATCTTTGGTTGTCCAAATGGATTGTCAGGTAATTCAACCCACGGTTGGTTAACAATAACCAATGTGTTTTCGTATTGAGAATCTGATTTACGAGACCCTGAAATTCTTTGGTTAATACCCATACCAATCTTGTCGGCTAAAGTACTTGCATTGTGTTGTTTACCACCCTTACCTTCAAATGTCATCTTACATGGTACAGAACCTACTGAGTCCCATAAGAATAACAAACTGTAGTCAAGGTTACCTTTCTCTTGTTCGTCTAACAAGTTGTTGATGTAGTCGGTGATTTGTTCGATATAGTTGAAGTTATTGTTGAAGATGTAAAAACCATCCCAATCTAATTCTCCTGTTTCTTCGTCAACCACTTCATTACAATCAAACCCCATTAATTTGGCGTGTTCGAATGACCATTTCTGTTCTGTGATAATAAACACAGGAAGGATACCTTTCTTTTGAGCATCAACTGCTGTTTTTACAAGTGCAGTCGTCTTACCTGTATCTGAGTGACCAAGTAACATATTTAAGTGTCCAATAGCTGGACCTGGTAAACCAACAGCATCTAAGAAGTCAGGACCTAAGTCAAAAAACCTTTGAGGTTTATATTTCGCTGATGTTGAGAATTTGTCTTTGATAGACTTAAAATCGTTTTTCTTAATTGCCATTTTCTATTCTTTTGATATTAGGTAATTTATTTACTTTGTTCTTGGTGTAAAAGATACTGTCCTCTTCGTAAAGAGTTCCGAGTTCTTCTTCATGGAAGGTTACGATTCTAATAACCGAAGTACCGTCCTCATCTTCATCTTTTAACATACCAAACAAAACAGTATCACCAATCTGCTTACTTCTACCTGAGAAGTATCCTTTATCTTTTAGTTGACTCAAGATTTCATAGGACAATACTTTATTGTCTTTTAACTGTAAGTCAATTTCTTCTTTAAACGTCATGTGATAAAAATTAAAGGGTGGGGAGTTCCCACCCTTGTTATAATTTAGAACGGTAAGTCTCCGTCTGGTTCGTCATTTGCTTGTGGGTCCGCAGCTACAGCTGGTTTGCCACTTTTAGAAGCTCCACCACCGAATGATTCGGTTTCAACTGAACTGTCTCCGTAAACGTATCCACCTTTTTCACTATCCCATTTTGGAGTTTCTCCACGAGCGATAGCCTCAAGGTATTCAACAGGTTTTTTAGAGTAAACGTCTAACCAAGTTAACTCGTCTCCTACCCAAGCCTTAGCTTGGTCTGCATCTGTGTGAACAGGAGCTGGGTCATCGTACATAATTGTAGATACAGTTGTGTACTCTTTACCTTTTGGAGTTTTTGCTTTCGCTAACTCGATGATTAAGTCACGACCTTTTTCAGCGTCAGTGATGTCACCTTTGTTTCTCCAAATTGGAATGATTTTGTCTAAAATACCATCATTCTTGTAATTGTGTTTAAATCTCCAAAATTTCACACCGTCTTCCTCGTGGTCACGGTCGATAACTTTAACGATATAAAATTTACGAGAACGGTATTGAGCTGCTAACAATTTGTCAGACTCTTTACCTGTGGCAATCAACTCTTCGTAAACCTCGTTTAAAGGTGAACGCTCGTTGTCATTCTTTCCTGGGTCGTAGAATTTTTGCCATTGACCACCTACTTGGATTTCGTGGTACCATGCCTCTTTGAATGGTGAGGAACCATCTGTGGTAGGAAGGATTCTTACTCTTCTCTGACCTGACTTCTCTTTATCCCCAAGGATTAAAGCGAAATACTTTTTCATTCTTTCGTCTTGCGACATCTTGCTTTGGGCCCCGCCCGATGAACTTTGTGATTTTTCGTACTGTGCCAATACGGCGTCTAATGAACTCATGTTTTTAAAATTAAAATGATTAAATTGTTTTATAAAGATAGGTGAAAATATGATATAGTCAAATAAAAAAAGGTGTCTTTCGACACCTTCGTTATTATCTAAATGAAGTTTTGTAACTCTCTTTATCTTCCCCCCCTCCAGGTTGGAAAGAGTTCTTGATGTCGTTAACGTTAATGTCTTGTACCTCGTCGGAAGTTAAAACATAATCATTTTTTCCCGTCTTTTCCATCTCTTCTGACTTATCATCAAAAAACTGTGAAAGTTTTTGGTTGAATGGGTATGAGTCGTAAGTTCTTAACTCTAATTTTTCTTGTGGAGTTTTTTCTCTGTATTTCTCAATCTTATTCTCAAGAGTGTTTAACTTATTCATGATGTTATCCATCTCTCCTAATCTTGATTGTAAATCATTTAATTGTCCGAATAAATTTTCAAAATACTCATCTTGTTTCGTTTGAATACTTTTTTGAGAATCTACTAATTCAGTAATATCAAGTTCTTCAGAATCACCTTCATCCGCACTTGCCTCTTCACTATTCCCTTCGTCGTCAATTTTTTCAACATCAGGGTCATTCTCAACATCTAAAGGTCCTGATACAGGAGCTCCAGGTGCTGGTGGTGGAACCGCCGCTGCGTCAGATGGTGGTGGTGGAGCTCCTGCTCCCGCATCACCTGGTAGTGGAGCTAACGCCCCTAAATCTTCTTCAGGTGTTGTTGGAACTTCTTCCGCCTGTTCTGTGATGTATTTGTTGATACTTCTGTATCTGTCAATCTCACTTAATATTTTTTTATCTAAACTCATTTTTTATCCGTTTAATAATTGTTTTAATCCGTTATCGGTTTCAACCATAACTTGTCTGTTAACATAAGTACTGTTACCTTTTCTTTCGATAAGACCGTCACGTTCTCTTACTGTATAACATTGGCCTGTTGCTAAGTCGCAAACTTCTTTTGTTCCGTCGTTATTATCTTTTTCAGAATAATTAATCTTTTTACCAAGATAATTGCTGATTGCTGTATTGATGTCCATAATATTCTTTCTATATAAATATGTTGTTATGTTATAAAGTGAAGGGCTCACTCTTTGCGGTAAATGTTCCTGGCACGTCCGCATTATTATAAGTTACAGATAAAACAAATCTCCCTGAATTTTTCACATCGATAACGTTTGTATATTTGGTGTCAGGAGTATTGGTTATTGTTATGTTTTGTACTGATGTTTGTTCGTTTGACTTAACAACCTCAACTTTAGTTATTACACAACGAGAACAACTAAATCTATAAGTAATGTACCCACCATCAGGTCTTTTTATATTGTAATATTCTTTACCATTATAATTAGGTAAATCAACGTCTTCACTTCTTTGTATAGAAACTAAAGAACCTTCGGGTTGAACCGTGTTTCCTGTT